ACCGGGAAATGCAAGAACACCGTGGGATGTGATCGGCCAATCTATTGGACAGAATGTTTCCCAAAATCTTCCTGGAGCGGTTCAGCAAGGCTTTCAGAGACAGACTGGGCTTAATGCTATTGATCAATTGCAAAGCGAATTGGCTAATGCTAATGGAGACATTACTAAAATACTTCCCGCGCTTGCAAGAGCTTATACGCTAAATCCAAATCTTGAACGTTCAGGACTAGGACAACAATATCTTACTTTAGGTCAAAGAGGAAGAGGAGCTGAAGAATTTCCCGCGGGCAAGCCCAGAGGGCCTACAAGACAAGAAGAAGGACAAGAGGTTCCCTTTTCTGTAAGAGATTTAATTCCTCCTAGACAACAAGGGATGATTCAAGATCCTTCTGGAGTGAATAGCTATCAATTGCCATATGGCCCCGAGGAAATTGCAGGTATTAGACAGGCCGCGAGACAGAAAGGATATGTTCCAGAAATGGAAGAACGTTTTGTAAATGACGCTCTAGAGTATAATAAAATTGCTCAAAATAAAAGAGATGTAGATCTACAAAACTATCAACAAGCTCAACAGCAAAGACAAGATACTCTTCAAAATCAGGCTCTATTTACCAAATATCTCAATGACAATGCTCCCGAATTTGCTCAAAATCCAGACGAAAGAGAATTAGCTTTAAAAGCCTCTGAGAATTATCAAGGGGAGACTTCTTTCGCTAATCGATTAGCGAAAGTGAAAGAAGAGCTTAGGCCTTATCAAGCAGCTAAAAAGGCATTAACAAAAACATTAAATCGCCCTCTTCTCGGTCAAACAAAAGAACAAAGAGCGTTGGCAAGACCAAGGGCTCAAATGATGGTTGAGATGGGTCAGAAGCCACAGTTGCAGTTAATGATTGCTAATGGAGGCAGCGGCGAAGTGGAGGAAGCAGATCTTTTAAATCCACTTCCAGAGTCATTTGAGGGTAACTTAAATAAGTTTAAGCGATTCATAACACCTCTTGAGGCTGTGTCAAACATAGATCCGGATTCTCCTGCTTATCAAAAACAACTTGAGGACGGCATAAGAAGAAGAGAATCGCAGAAAACTCATATGGGGGATTTTTTAGCAGATCAAATTTCTCCAGGCACCTACAAAAAGCCAGGAACGAATTTACTTTTAACAAGGTATCATCTTATGCAAAAAGGATTAGATTATACCGAAGCTGGGAAATTGATTGATGAGGCAATAGCAAAAGGAAAGATCAAGCTCGACCCTCAACAGCAAATCGACTCTCAAAAGTTAGCGTATCCTCCACTGACTGGAGATACATATTCAGATACCGTATTGAATAATCTACTATTCCCAATCACAGGAAGACAATAATGACCGCATTATTGACAGCACTTGGATCGGGAATGTCAGCTAAAAAGATACTTGAATATCTTATGCGAAAGTCTCCTGAATTATCTCCTAAAATATCTACTGCCTTAGCTTCTGGAATATCAGCGGAAAAGCTTCTGAAATTCTTTTCAAATAGTAAAAACTTTGAAAGGCTGAAAACATCTATGGAAGATGCATATCCAATGGAAACTAATGCGAATCCATTAGTTCAGGCAGAGAATATTAGAGGACAGAATCTGGGAACAGATATGGCTTCTGGGTTACAACGTGCCACTCCTAGTATATTGGGAACTGTGGGAACAGTAGGATCTAGCATGGCTTTAGCACATGCATTACCTAATCTTCTAAAAGGTTCCATATCAGAAAGAATAGAAAAAAACCCAGAAACACCACCACCATCTCCTATTAATGATACAGGTATTATACCACAGCCTATAACATCTCTGCAACCTGAAGAAAAAACTATAACTGATATTAAAGCGCCTCAGGATGTGTTATGGAACTCTTTACTTGAAAATTCCAAAAAGAAAATAAACCCGGAAATCGACGGATTCTTGAAGATTGCTAGGACAATGAAAACTACCGGAGAGATTACATCAAAAGAGGATTTTGATAAGCTTTACAGTCTTTTCGAGCAAAAAAAATCAGAAGGAATGAGTCTTCCTAAAGCACTGAAAGAAGCCTCTAATGAGTTTGATAAACAGAAAACACAAACCGAAAACAAGCCTATCTCCAAAAACGAGACTGTAGCCACTCCTCATGGCATAGGCGACGTTAAAGAGGTTAGAGGTGATAAAGCTATTGTCGACGTCGACGGAAAACTTCACAAGGTCTCTTTGGATGAATTAGAGGCGTCGCCATTACCAGAGAAAGATTTAGCGGATCTATACGATGAACTTAAATCAGGAATAGAAAAAGCAACAGATGAAGAAATGTCAAGGATGGTTGATTATGCTGGCTACGATCCAACAAAAAACACACTGGCGTTTTTGCCTTATACTGGTGGATTATATGTCTATGAGGATATTTCTCCAGAGGATGCTAACCTTCTTAGAAATGTCTTAAATGTACGAAAAACGAGTGGTGAAAATTTCATTGGTGTCTGGAAAAAAGATTCAAAATCACCTATCGGATCGGCAATGTCTGCATTGATTAAAAAATTACAGGAAGAGCGAGGCGGAAAAGGAAAAGAATACTCTCATAAATTTGAGACTGTCTATAAATCTCATGAGCCTGCTATTCTAGCTTCCAAAAAGAAAAAGACGAGGAAGAAAAATGAATCGACCTACCATCGCTAAAATTCTTCAATTTCTACAGAAAATTGCAAAGAAAAAATCCAAGAAGAGGCCCTAGCGCTCGTAGATTATTTTCGCATATCCATCGGTTGCGCTATCTAATTCTATGTCTATAATTTTTGCTTTATATTCTCTCTTTATTAATGCTAAATGGTCGTTGACGTATTGTTTCTTGCATACATCAAATTCCTTGGAAAATAAACTTACCGAACAAAAAATTAAAACGATTGCATATTTTATCATTTCTTACTCCTTGTGATGATTCATTAAATGTGCTTTAAATTCAGCATCCTGCCTTTCTAGCCGTCCATGGAAGTCTTTTATTTCCTGTCTAATGGCTTCTATCTGAGCGTTTACCATGGCTTCGAGATGCCTGTGATCTGCTCGTGATTCGGAGCGATTCCAAAAGAACATTCCGAAAACACCACCACAAAATAAAATGAATTGTATCCAGTCCATGTCTATCTCCCCGCTTTCGCTTCTAAATTCCTTATAATTGACGTGTGAATAGCCTCTATTTCCTTTTTAGATATTCTATAAGGACTTCTTTTGCCGCTACCTATCCGTATCGCTATGAGAAAACCCTTCTTCACTGCGCGCCTTATGGTGTTTTGGTGTACCCCGAAGACAACGGCCGTTTCTTTGATCGTATAAAACTCTGAATTCACAGTCAACCTATCGATACTACTACAATAGTCATTATAAGGCAATCATTGTTAATCGGGAATATTTAAATTTTTAAATTTATATGCCATGGTGAGCTTTTCTAACAAGAGGTTTCACATGACAAGCCCATTCATTCCTTCAAGTTTCACTTACGGCGATGCCCCACAAGGGGGATCAGTAATGCCAATGATTATAGCCGGAAGAAATCCAAGTAATACAATAGATAAACAGTATTTGTCCGGTTATTTTTGGCTTTCTGATTTATTCCAAGGTGGTTCAGGTAATCTTTATGTTCAGTCGGGCAATAGCGCCGGACTTCCTAATTGGACTGCGGTAACTGCTGGTGCAGCTGGCGCGCTAAATACATTATCAGATGGCGCGATCACTGTTTCTCCTACGGGCGGTAATATTGCCATTGTGGGCACCGCAAATCAATTGATGGTGACAGGTAACGCAGCCACCCATCAGCTTGTTCTTGCACTACCTGCCGCGATTACCACTCCTGGATCATTGACAACCACATCCACTCTTACCGTAGGAACAAACCTAACAGTCAATGGGACAATTACCGTAACAGGAGCGGAAACATTCTCTGGTAACGTAACAATTGGCGGCACTCTTGGTGTTACAGGATTAAGTACTTTTAATGGTGGTGAAACTGTCGTCGGAACGAGTCAAATTAACGTGACAGGAAATTCCAATACCACAATTGGCAATACATCTGGTTCAGGCGCTGTCACAATCAATACACCCTCCGGAAACTTCTCCTTAACAGGTAATGGTAATACAGTCGGAATCGCCAATGATTCGGCAGCAAATATTGTGACCCTAGGCTCAACAACTACAAACGCTTCATTGACCCTACAATCAGGATCGGGAGGCAATACGGTAATTTCTGGTAATGTAGCAGCTTCTATATTAATTGGTGCAACAGCACAGACAGGAACGATCACTTTAGGAAGTAGCACAGCTGCCAATAGCGTCCTCATTCAAAACGGCATAAATACAGGCACACAAACGACAAGCATTGCCAATGGTGCAACAGCAGCAAATAGCACTGTAAACATATTGTCAGGAGTTGGAACGGCTGGGGTTGGAGTGTTGGCTTTGGGAAATAACCAACGCGTAACGACAATAGGATTAGGAAACGTGGCTCCAGCAGCTGCAAGAGTAACAACAATTGCCGGTGGTAATTCTGCACAAAATGATACGGTGAGCATATTAAATGGCGCTCCAAGTGCGAATACTCAAACATTAAACTTGATTAATGGCGCATCTTCTGGCGGAACTCAAGTAGTCAGCGTTCTTTCAGCAGCAGCGGCATCAACGGCCCAAACATTCAATCTATTCAATGGGGCCAACACCAACACTACAAATACTATTAATATTGCTGGGTCTGGTGCGACAGGCACTTTAGTAACAACAAATATTAATACAGGTGCCGCAGCTCATGTGCTTAATCTAGGCTCGACTTCAGGTGGAAATATTACAGCCACTCTAGCCGCAGGTAGTGCCTTTGCGGTTGCAGGGGGCACAACAACGACATTTAGCATTGGGGGATCTTCTGTTACTACTGGCACATTGCTTTTGGGGGGGTCAGCACAGACCGGGGCCATCACCTTGGGGTCATCTTCTGGGGCAGCTAATAGCGTTCTAATAGCCAATGGCTCGGGCTCTACAACTGTTTCGATAGCCAACGTGACCACTACAGGAGCTACAGTCAACATTGCAGCGGCAGCGTCTATAGGAACAGCGCAAGCAGTTCACCTAATGGATGGTGCAACGCCTGGGGCAAGTCAAACGCTTACAATAATGAGCGGTGTCGCCTCAGCAGGAACACAATCAATCCAATTATTAGGCGGTGCAAATACAACAGGAAGTCAAAACTTCCAAGTATTTAACGGGGTTATTGCTGGTGCAACTGACACTATAAGTATGTTTAACGGTGCTATCGCATCAGGAACATGCACTTTAAATTTATTTAATGGTAATGCAACAGGTGGAACTTTAGTAGCAAACCTATTTGGCTCCGTAGCAGCGACAACAGCAGGGACAGTCAATATTAATACCGGAGCTGCTGCCCACGTTCTTAATGTCGGAAGTTCAAGTGGTGGAAACATCACATTCACACAGGCTTCAGGAAGTACATTTTCTATTGTTGGCTCTGGTGGAACTGTAAGTCTTGCCTCAGATGTTGCCAACAATACCGTCACTCTGGCAAATGGCCAAACAGGCGGTTCGTTAAATATTGCTACAGCAATGACCACAGGTAATATTGCGATTGGATCAGCACAAATAGGCGGAACATTCTCTTTAGGCTCAACAGGGGCAAACACAGGCCTTGTAACCCTATTCGGTGGAACAGGAGCGCAAACTTTGAATTTCGCTAATTCTACAGGGGTAAAAACTCTGTCGATAGCCACTGGAGCAGCCGCGAACCAAGTCGTATTAGGTTCAACTAATACCACAGCAAAACTAACTCTACAAGCAGGGACAGGGGGATTGCTATTAACCGGCGGTCAAGTTGTTCCTGTAACAAACGTTAATAATGCCGCATCGCCTTATACAGTGTTAGGGTCTGATCAGTTTATCGCGGTTGACCCAACGGCTGGCGCAGTAACCATAAATCTTCCGAATACTCCTGCTGTAGGTCGGTATTTGGTTATTTATGACCAAACTGGCCAAGCTGGTGCACATACCATCACAATAACAACACCAGGAGCTAGTACAACAATTACTTCAGGTGGAACTTCAGCCACATCCAAGACATTAACAACAGCGTTTCAATCAATGAATATATGGGCGACAGCATCTACAAGATATTCAGCTCAGATAATTACTTAATCTACACTCAAAACATAAACAGGAGGCATTTAATGCTAAAGCAGTACGTTGCAATCACCGAAAAACAAGATGAGCATGAGGTTTCTATTTTCATTTCTTCAAATTGTCCATTAGGGATGATTCACGATTCATTATTCAAAATGAGATCTCTCATTGTTGAAAAAATCAACGAGGCTCAGAAAGTAGATGAAGAAAATAGAAAAACATTTCAGCAATCACAAGAGAATGTTCCAGAACAAGAAAAAGCTGTTTAGAGGTATATGTGGGATCAAACATAGTCAGATTTGATGCCGTTAGGTCCGTTGCAAATGCGAGTATAACGGCCTCTTATACGAAATTGGGTGTGCCTTTTGCGCATGCCATGCGTGTGCTTAATTTCAAAAACAATACTGATGCAGATATGATGATCAGTTTTGATGGGGTCACAGATAATCTCCCAATAATTGCGGATTCATTTGATCTTTACGATCTATCAAGTGATGAGGACTCAACGGAATCATTTCGCTATGAGAAGGGCACTCAACTTTGGATAAAATATCTTACACCCCCTACCACAGGTACTGTTTATGTAGTTGCTATCTATGGTAAGGGGGAATAATGAGCCAGTCGGGTTTATTAAAAATTCGTCCAGCAGTTTTGCCGCCAAGTGTTCCGACGAGTTTTGTTACCAATTCCGGAACAGCCGTCCCTATCGCGAATGTTTTAAATATCCTTGCCACAAACGGAATTACGGACTCTGGGTCTGGAAACACTGTAACCATTACAGGCCTCAATGCAACCACAACAACAGTGGGAGTCGCATCTTTTAACTCTACTAATTTTGCTGTTTCCGGTAGCGGTGCTGTCACATCCAATAACTTCACCATTAATACAAGTGGTGGACTTACTGGTGGTGGATCAATAACCTTAGGTGGCACTCTAAACCTTTCTCTATCTCCTAGTGGATCTGCAATTGAATCTATCATTGTGCAGAATGGGATTAGTCCAGTTGTTCCATCAGGAGGCCAAATTACATTCAATGGTCTTACCGTTGCAGCAGGAAGTAATCCTGTTCGCACCGACGGTACATCAGCAAATAATATGGCTTTAGAGGTTCAATTATCTCAAGCTATTGCCTCTACAAATATTCAGAATGTGGGATTAGCGGCATTTAATTCCGGAGATTTTTCGGTTGATGCCAATGGTTTTGTTTCGATTATTGGCGGTGGTTTTAATTGGTCTGATACATCAGGAACAGTTAACGCATTAGTTGAGAATGGTTATTTTATCACAAATACCTGTACCTCTACTCTTCCGGCCTCTCCTGTAGAAGGAAATATTGTCAGGTATGTTGTTGACACAACTAATCTATTAACAATAACTGCCAATACAGGACAAAAAATAAGAATAGGCACCACGCTATCAGCAGCAGCAGGAACAGCAGTTAATACACAGCGTGGAGATGCTATCGAACTTGTCTATAGAGCAGTTGGCACAACTTGGTTTGCTGCAAATAATCCGGTCGGTGGATGGAACGTAACATAAGGATAAAATATGCCCTTCACAACAGGTGACAATAATTTCGGTGTAGCAAAATGGATTGTCAATAGCACAGCAGGCTTAGGAACACATACAACTTTAGCCACTGCGATGACAGCGGCATCTTCTGGTGATACCATATTTTTAATGACTTCTGTTACTGAAAACGTGACTATTACTCCTGGGGTTAATATTACAGCATGGGCTGGAGGAACATTAAACACTCCTTCCATTACTGGAACTTTGACGATGACTGGAGCTGGAACAAGTACTTTATCAGGGCTTGAATTAATTACAAATAGTGCAGCAGTCATTGCAGTAACAGGATCTGCCGCTTCCATTTTAAATGTAAATAACTGCTATCTAAATTTCTCTAATAATAGTGGTATAACCTTTTCATCTTCTAGCGGTTCCTCTGTAATAAATATAAATAATTGTACCGGAAATATTGGCACAACAGGAATTAAGATATTTGCTCACACCAGCGCTGGGACTTTAGCTTTCTATAGTAGCGTCATAAATAATACCGGCGCCTCAACCACAGCCTCAACAGCGACGGCAGGAACACTTAATGCGTATTTTTCTCAGCTTGCTAGCCCTATCACCACTTCAAGCACCAGCACATTAAATATTTATTATTCCACAATAAACACAGCTTCGCAAAACGCTATAGCCGCAACAATTGGCGGAAGCGGTACAAATGGTCTTGCTTATTCTTACTTTTTTGCTGGAACAGCCTCCGCTATATCTATTGGAGCAACAGTAAATATGTATATGTGCACCGTTGATAGCACAAATACAAATGCGATAACAGGAGCGGGCACATGTAATCAATTCGGCATTAATTACAGCAATACTTCTCACCTAAATAACACTACCACCCTAGCAGGAGGGGCTATAGCTGGACTTTCTGGTGTTGCCCCTAATTCTGGATTTATTGGGGAAAGAATAACTTCCACTGTGACGGGTGTCTCTGTTCCCAACGGAACAGCAACAAATATAACAAGCATAAATTTAACTATTGGTGTTTGGGATATAAGTGGAATTATCGATTTGAATAACTCAGGTACTTCAACAGCATGGCAATCGTCATTAAGTTCTACTAGCGCAACAATTCAAGGGACTATTGGAGATCAGGCGACTCAGTTTAGTGTAGGAACTGCTTTATTAGGTGGAACTAGAGTTTCTATGACTGTTCCATCGTATAGAGTTCTTCTTACTTCTTCTGCAACATATTATCTTGTTGGACTTTCAAACTTTTCAACTGGTACATGTACTGGAGCTGGAAGAATTTCTGCGGTTCGCGTTGGCTAAATTCTATTCAGGGTATAACGATTTATGTCTGCCCACTTCCTTTAGTTTGTCGATGGGTTTTTTCTCTAAGGGCTTTGTTGGGCTTTTCAGTACTCGCCTAATGATCGCCGAAAAAATAATCATTAACGCAATACTTGCCAATATAAGACAGGTTATCACAATGATAGTCTCACTCATTTTTTTCTTTCCTTCGAATGTATTTTAAAGTCTTCTCTCATAAATTCAATCAACTCCTCAAAGGCCTTCTCAGTAAGTTTTATGTGCACCATTAGATGGGTGGCGCTTGTGGTTAAAAAACACGCGGTTTCAGATGGCTTCATATCATTTTCAATGGCATAGTTTGTTATAATATCGAACAATTCTATATATTTTTTTCTATTATTCATATTCCCTTTAGTCATAGTCAGGGGCGTTTATTTTTGCTATCTGGTCTTGTAGCTTTTCGATTTCCTTTTCGCATAGGGCTATCCTTTTCATTAGTACTAGGAGCAAGTTTTCGCTTCCTGGTGGTGGCTTGGGGTCGGTTTCTTCGGTCATATCTATTCCATAACTATAAATGAGCCATCTTCGGGTTGTGTAATTATACAACCATCGATCATGACCTGTTCCTGTTTTTTTCTCTTACATATAGTGATATTACTCTTGTTGTAGATTCCATTCTTAAGATGAAGGGTATGTTGTGTCTCGTTTTCTTCCACAATTGTAATATGTATCGGCGGAAAACCTTCTTGTATCGCTTCTTTGATGAGATTTCTGATCCATTTTTTTATAAATTTCATTTTTCTTCCTTTGGCGGTTCTGGAAGCGGCATCCAATGCGTTGGGGCGAATCTAGCATAATGACTATCATTAGGATAGGTATCGTTTTGTATATGCCAATCATTGATGTCGTCGAAATATCTTGCTACAAAACAAGGACCAAGGTCTTTAAACTCTTGTGAGGAGTCAAAAACAAGTACACAGTCGCTTGTGTCAGGCGTTCGATTTTTGAGACTTATCCACTCACTCATCTTTCGCCATGAGGTTTATGTTTCTGAGTATTTGTTCTGTAACGACGAAGCAAATTCCGTCACAATATTCCTGTGGCTCTTTATCTGTCGTGTCTTCGTATGCGTAGGACATTATAGAACAAAAAACATGTATGACAGCATTGTAAGCACATTCGTGATTATGTCCGTCTAATGTTTCGCTGATTTGTCGATTCAATTCACTATAGAGTTGATGAAATTCTTCGCCAATCTCATCATGTTTTTTTGTAATGATTTTCATTTTTCTCCTCAACGTCTGATAACGTCTGTTCTGTATGGTTAAATAATTTCTATTCCGAATCCCTCACACATCATTGTCCAACACTTTTTCGTTTTCTTGAATCTGCTTATATAGCTCCTCGATCGCCCACTTCATTTTTCTGTAAATACCCTCCTGTGTCTGCTCTCCCATGACATAAGGGTTTGATCCTAGGTCCACAGATTTTACGTGTTCGGAGTCGGAAGTAAGTGAAATTAAGTTCCCACAGATGAGGGCACACACATATTTAACTTCGTTGGGTGGTGGAGTTTGATTTTTTGAGGCAGTTGTCATGAGGTAATCTACTAAAATGCCAGCTGCTCCAAGCATGGTTACGAGTAATAATATCCTATCCTCTTCCTTTGGAACCTTTCTTGCTATCTTATTTACAAATTGGTCATATTCCCTATCCTTTGGCTTGGGCTGATCGCTTCCATAATGCTTACGCGGGCTATCACTAGGTTTCTTGTCTTTCCATTCCATCACTTAAGCTCCTCAGGAATATTTTTCCCATATGTCCTATCCAACAATACCTTGTAGAGGCCATCTAGTCTGTGATGCGTGTATCTCATCTCCTGTTTAAATTCCTTCTGCTCTTGTTTTAGCACTTCAAGCTCTTTGTGAACGTCCTTAAGCATGAATTTGAGCATTCCATACATAGACGCGATAATGGTTACCACTCCCGCTATAAATTCGATTGTCATTTCTTATTCCTCTCCTCAATAGCGCACAAGCGCCCATGAAAGTCTTTCATCTCGTCTTGAATAGCTTTCAAAAAGCTGGTGATTTTATTGTCTTGGTGACAATATAGAATGATTACAGTTGTTAGATTTGTGGCAACAACCATCAAAACTGTGAGTACTTGAGCCCAGTCCATTATTTCTCTCCTTGCTATTTAAACTTCCAATTCTGTTGAGGCCTTTTATCTGGCATGTCATCTTCAATAAAATGCCTATGGTGTTCGTCGTGTTCTTCGCATGTTGTCACTTCTCTACCTTGTAAAATCGAGTCGTAAAACTCTGCCATCTCGTAACAGAATTCAGCATATTTTAGATAATGTCTACATTCCTTTGAACTTTCATACGCCCATTTAAGGCACTCATGGACGCATACTAAGCATAATCCCACAAGCCTTGCGCGGTTATCTGCGTTACCGATTGTAACGATTAACGAATTTATCGCTATCTCAACCATGGTTCTTTCTTCCGGGACGCTGATATATGCTGTTTTTTCTTGGGCATCCTTTAAAGATCTATCTCCCGCTTTCTTAAAAAAGTCTCTCTGCCTGGTGAATTCTCGAATATACTCGTCTGTAAGCTCGATGACATAGCATTCTCTTTCTTCATTATCTTCATCGGCTATAAGATAGTTGTAACCCGCGAAGATCATGAAAAAGATAAGATAGCGGATGATGCTTGGTTTCGTTTTGATAATCATGCTCTCAAAGAGGTACATTATAGAAAACAGCATTAAAGAATAGATGAGAGGTTCGAAGTTCATAAAACTACCCTCACTGCTGTCTATGCTGTTTAATGTCAGCTGCAATTATTTGCTTAGCTAGGGATATACATTCCTTTGTGACATATTCCATATTCCGGTATTCGTCTTTCCAGGGAGATGGAAGTTTAGGAAATTGATCTTGAAATTCTTGCATAAGAGAGTCCTTTATCTTTGTCATTGATGGGACTATATCTCCGAAATGGGCGCAATCAAATCCTATCTGATGGATATCTCCATTAAAGCTGTTATAGGTTATACCTCCATGCACTTCCAGATCATTAACACAATCTTCTTTGCCAAAATATGGGTGATCTTTAGGGATAAAAACGTATCCGCATAAATGACCGCCAAATATATGATTTTTTTCTATACACGGTTCTTGAATCGCTTGCCGAATGATTTTACATTCAATCCCATTATGTGAGAATTCTACTAAATCGGGTTCGTTAACCCATTCACCATCGCCCCACCACTCAGCTTTTTTTTCTGCAGTATATATATATTGTAATTCCATCACAAAATCACTCTTACAGGCTTGTTTACAGGGTTATATTCCTCATTCACGATGCTAGCGTTAACGCATTTAGTCGTTACCAAATCTATCATCTTTCCCCCATGCTCGTGGATATGGCCGCAGACATGCAAACGTGGTTTCACTCTATCCAAGACATGTTTTCTTAGATATGGACAGCCACAGGATAGCGATAGTTTTGGTTTTCTGCCAATCTTGTTATATCTATCTGCGACGGTATCAAAAATACCGTACATTGGGCTGTGGGTCACAACAATGTCAATATCATTAGGAATAAGCGACCACTTCTCGTTGAGCTCTTGCTCTGTCTTCAGCATAAACGCCGTACAGTGAGGGTTAACGCCCTCAAACCACTTTGTCCACGGGCTTCCCCATATCTTGAGGCCTTCGAATTCTATGCCGTCATCGCAAAGGTATTCAGCATCAGCTATACCGACATTTTCGCGCTGTAGAAGGCCGTCATGATTGCCAGCGACAATAACCTTGATTTTGTAGTTTTGCTTTAATAGCCAACGCCCAAAGAGGTCATATTGTGTTTCGGTGTTATTCGTCGTCAAGTCCCCTGCCACAATAAGCAGATCTCCGCCTTCTAGTTCGGGATATTCTCCATGTGTGTCCGCTATGCAGTCTATAATCATTTCATCTGCTCGAAAAACTGTTCCTGTGTCATCCCGAAAATCCTAAAGTAGAAGGCATCGTGGGCCTGCTTATTCCATATCCTGAAACATGTTTTCTCAGCTTCTTCTTTTGTGAGATGATATTTCCTCATGAGATAAGCAGGAGTGATTTTAACTTCTTTGGTTATTTCCTCGAGTCTAGCTGTCATTACGTCCTCCTAATAGTCTTGCTTGATCTGTTTAATCTTTTCGTGGATCACTTGCGATATCCACCCCGTTTTAGACATCCCGTAGGTGGTTTTTTCTAAAACTTCGTCAATTTCATTCATCAACTTTACTGGAATTCTTAAAGGAAATACAACAAATTTTTTCGCTTCTTTTCTTTTGTCACTTGCCACTTCGCCGCCTTTTGCTATTATAGCGTAGGTGTCAGAGGGTTTTTTCTTTGCGACGGCTGTTTTTATAACCATAAGATTGATCCTTATTTATCTATCATTTTCATATCATAATGATATATTTTTGGCATATTATTTATATATATATTTGTACACTGCTTTTATTTCATCAGAGGCTTTCACGTCCGCCGATCTTTTGTCTAGTTCAACAACTCCAAGGCCGAGAGAAGCGGCGTTGGCAAAGGCTTTTCTATGCCCCACGGTTGTGGGGATGCACTCAAATCGATTTGAAAGAAACTCGGCGGCATCGTCATTGTCATTGCCTTTACTATCTGCTTGATTAAGCAGAGTGTATACTTTCATGTCTGGATTGATGACTTGCATTTCATCCACTAATGATCTTAGATCTCCTAATGTCCATATATCCAAAGATCGCGGCCTAAAAGGAACAAGGAAGACATCAGCGATACTCATTGCAGAACGCTGAGAGGTAGTATCTCTTCCCCCCACATCAATGATGACGTCATCATAATCATGACTCACTCGCTTGACAGTGGCGTGTAGATTCTTTCCTGATAGTTCTATTGTTGGAAATTCTGTTGGTGTAACTTTTTCCTCGCGCTGTGACGACCATTGTGTAGCTGACTTCTGTTCATCTGCGTCTATAAGTAGCACCCTTCCCTCGCTACACGATCTCATTACAGCTAGGTTGGTGGCGATCGTCGTCTTTCCACTTCCGCCCTTGATTCCTCCTACTACTAGTATCATATCAATTTGCCTCATTTTTGGTGTATTTCTGATATCGCTTTTGTGTCATTGTGACATCATTTTGGTATAATTGTGACACATATTATATACCTCCCGAAAACAAAGCAAGGACAATCGAACTTGATAAATTTAAATTTAAAGTATAGACTATGAGTAAAGTAACACTACGAGGGAATATGCCATTATCCAAGGGCAAAAGCAAAAAAATCATCAGTAAAAATATCTCAGAAATGCGCCATTCGGGTCATCCAGAGAAACAAAGTGTCGCGGCGGCTCTCACTATGGCCAGAAGATCAGGAGCCAAGATACCAAAGAAAGGAAAAAGATAATGGATAAGCAAATAAGAAAGCTTGAGAAAGTGGCTCAGAATGAAGTTAAGGGGCTGAAATCACTTGAGAAGGCGGATAAGAAACGAGACAAATTTGTTGAAGCCGGGAAAAAAGTGATGAAAAAAAAAACAAGATCTTAAAAAGCTGGTTAGGAGATTGCCAAAATGCATAGATTTATTACCATACCTGCATTTTTTATGCTCACTTGTTGTGCTGCTCTTATTCCTGTTGCAGAAGAGATAGGAGAAGAAATAGTGGCTGAGGCTCTCACTGAGAAGGTGAATGAAGTTCCTCGAGAAATTAAAACTACGATGCCGGCGTTTGTTCTTGTACCTATAGCTGCCGAGCACGCAAAATAACTTCCTTTGTTTACCATTTTTTTTTGGGGAAGGACGCGAACACTCCTTAAAAAAGAGTGTTCGCTTTTTTTATAGTTCACAATTCTCCAAAAGGTCCCCCGCAGTACACTTGAGAGCCTTAGCGAGCTTACCAATATTCACCATAGAGATATTTCTTTCTCCTCTCTCTACAGAACTAATATAGGTCCAGTGCAAGTTAGCATCTCTTGCAAGACCAGTTTGCGAAATTTTAACCTCTTTTCTTCTTGCTCGTAGATTATTCCCGAACATCATTTGCATTTTTTCGTGTGCTTTGGATTCGGGATTTTTATTAAGTGAGCGCATTTCTCCTCCTTGTCTCTGGGGTGTTGAGTAATAAAATTCGAACAGTATTGAAAAATGAGAAAAAAAGCAAAAAGTACGCTACAACAACTTTTTGCACTGGTATTCTGAAAACACTTTCTTTGTATGTGCCGCATGTTTAGAAAAATTTTCTATTGTTTTTCTGTAATTCCATTTCTTTTCTTGCCGAAGTTCTTCCATCCATTCCGTGAACATCTCTTTTTGTTCCGGGAAGGTCCCTTCTATATATTCAGAAACTTCTTCAGGCGTCATATCGGGCTGTTCTTCGATCTTTTCTGAAATAGCCTTCTCTTGCTCTACAAATGGAATCTCTTCAATCTGTATAGGATTGCTTGCTTGTGCCATTTCTTCAAATGAATAAAGACTTGTATATTCAAAAGGAAACGCTTTTCGCAATGCCAAGGCCTCAGCACATTTTGCTAATTGTCCATGGGGCATTTGTTGCCAAAAACTAGACACAACTGTACTGCCAGTGTTATAATCTTTATGTGTTTGCACATATTCTTTCCAAAAGGCTGTAGCGGAAATTTCGTGCCATGTTCCATCTTTTGTTAATTTCTTTATATATGCTGTAGCAGAGTATAGATTTCCTGCAGAATCATAAGTGAAGGAAGGTTCTTTTCCTGGGCAATACATACTTGTACGTTCAGCGATTGCCCTAAACCCATCTATTCCTGTTTGAATAGTCATTTTGGTTTCATATTTTCCGTTTTTTTGTTTTTGTCTACGCTTAACCGGATGAATCTGTTTTAAAAATGGATCTAATCGTGTTCTTTGACATACATATAGAAATAACTCACATTCAGCATCCAAGCATTCTTCTGAGTCGCTAAAAAAGGTTTTTTTTAGAAGTCTTATTCGCTCTTCTGTCCATACGGGAATTATTTCCGTCGATGGCGAATGCTGAGAATTTTTCAAAACTAAACTCATAATCTAAATTTCCTTGTTGTTAAAACATTTTTTCGTTAACATAAGGGTGTTGTTTTTTTCATGGACAACCCTTTATTATTGCATGTCTGAGGGGCGCCTCGCCACGGCGCCCCTTTTTTTTTGACATAACTTTATGTCATGATTGATTTGACAAAAACTTGTGTCAAAGATATTCAAGCTCATTTGGCAGATCTATGTCTTTGTACCAATAGCGATAAGCTGCCAGAGTCATTTTAAATAGATCGAAGTCCTCCTGAAAAACATGACTTACCGGCGCTATTCCTGTTCTAGAAAGGTGCACGAATTCAATTTCAGAGATTGGAATTCCTTCTTTTTTTGCCATCCAGGAATAAGCAGAGCCCTGAACTTGCCAGCTCTTAGATTTCGACTGAGAAGTTTTCAGATCAACTAAGATAAGATTTCCCCATTGATCTTGATAAAGCATGTCACAGTCTCCTGTGATCATGTATTCGTCATTGAAAAAGCGGTTGGGTTTTTTTATGAAAACTTTTCCTGCTGCCCATGCCTCAAAGCTTGCAACAAGATTGGTAACAAGCTTAATTTCCTTTTCTGCTTGATCTGGAGTTTTCGCATAGACGCAAACAGCATCTTCAAGACCAAAGGAGCCAAAACCTCTTATGATTGAATCGCATATCTTGTGAACGACAGAACCTCTATCTGCGGCGTTTTGTAAAACCGCCTTGTCGATCTTATCGAGTCCAAGAAATGGCGCTATACAATCAGTAACGCGTGTATATTCTTTGATTTCTTTCATATGTACTGATTGATCCTTTCTTCTTCGACGATTCTTTCTAATGTCTCGTAGTTGCCCTCAAGAGCACACAAATCTTCTTCGTTTAAATTAAGAAGCTCTGCTATCTTTTCAGCGTGAAGGTCTTCTTCTCTAAATGCCCAAGCAAGAATAAGGCCAAAGCTTTCTACTATTTGTGGATGCGAGATGACGGATTCAAGCTTTGCGACAGCAATATCATGTCTTCTTAGCATCCTTTTTTCTAAATAATCCTCGTAGCTATGCTGTAAGTTCATTTTCCTCCTGCATATTCTTTAATGTGTTTGAGATCATTTGCCATTCGAAGTGTTTCCCATGACATTCTTTCAAGTTCGTGCAGAACCTGATTGCAGAATCTTTTTTCATCTTGAGCGGCTTTATCAAGAGAGGCACAGAGGTGATCTGCACTTTCAATAAGTTCCTGAATGTTGGTCATATTGTCTCCTTTACATATCTTTGTCCTTTTCCTGTTCCTAATCCTACCCCATGCTTTTTAAAACATGTCTCACACATATTTGCCCACGGACCATTTTTTGTTTTGCCATCAACGGCAGCTTCTTTTTTAACTCCCCATACAATCTCACACATGTCACATTGTGGAATTGCCTCTACAACCACTTTTGAATGGTCTTTCATATTACTCCTTGACATTTTTCAGTGTTCTCCTTATTCTAACACAATCATATTACAATATGACGACATTTGTCGCAATAACAAACCATAAAGAAGGTAAAAATGAAACTTTCGAAGTTTTTAGAAAATACAGGAATGCCAGTCCTGGAGTTAGCTAGAAGGGCAAAAGTTAGCAGATCAACTCTTGACAACCTAATGAAACGAAGACGGAGGATATCCTTGACTGTGGCTGTGAAGATTTCCGAAGCGACAACGTATAAGGTTAGTCCCGAAGAAATATACGAAGAATACATCGAATGAGCCATCTATATGGCGCATAAGAGATCTTCGAGGAAGGCGATTTCTTTTTTAATCGCTTCTTTGGAGTAACCCATTTCCCTGAGGATGCTTCGATATATCTTTAGGTCAAGATCTTCCCACGAGTAATTATATTCTTCGAAAATCGCTTCGTACAACGGTTTGTATGTAGCCATATATAGACTCCTTTTTCTTAGTTTGTAAAAAACAGTGAGTCAACAAGATAAGAAGAAAATGCCCAAAAACCAAAAGGTATTTCTTGAACATTTCTAGCAAAAACTTTATAGACTCTAAGATGTGAGACGATAAGTATAGGAAGGGGCTAAGGCGCCTAGAACGCACCTTAGCCAAATGAAGGGGGCTTGACGCTCCTCATTATAGCAAAAGACGAATTTTTTGCCAGCTCCCTTCCGATATTTTTAACAAAAGGGGTCGTTATGCTGGAGATTTTGTTTTGCGAATCATGTGAAAGAAGAATAAGAAGCTATGGCGACATAGCGTTTATCATCTTTGAGAATATCTGCAAACACTATCTTTTCGATGGGTTGCCTTTAGAGATATCCACCGACCCGTGTTTAGATACGTTAGATTCGGGAGCGCTAGTCACGGTGATAGCCTTTTTGGAGAGCAAAGGGTTTGTCCTTACAACGGACTCGGGAGCGGATTTGATACAGGTGAAGCCATTAAGTATCGCGTGGCATTGTAACGATGATATATGCCATGTGTGCACAATCCACAACAAACACGAGGAAGTTTACTAGACTTCTAAGTGGGAGATATGTATGTTTTTAAAACGAAAGGCCCGGATTATCGTTATCCGGGCCCTTCAAAAGACTATGGTCCAGTCCAGAAACATCAACTAACTGGAACCAAGAAGCATTTTCCTTTCTGGATCATAGTCAAATCACCAACTTTTTAACAAGAGGTATTTTTTCTATGACCCCGCGTCACTATATAAAAAATTTATCAACCATCGATCCCGATATCTGTAAAGACTCGAGACTTTCATGGACGGCCAAAGGTATATGGTTATATGCGTTCAGCGTTGAAGAAGGCAGTGCGTTTCAAATCAAACATCTAATCAAAGCGAGCACCGATGACAAAGCTTCGGTTATAGCAGGATTGCTTGAACTAGAAGCTTGCGGCTATCTTTTAAGAAAAGGCGACACACTTCATTTTCGTTCAAATCCTGAAGGAGGTGTGTAATGGTATACGCACCTAACACATTTCAAACACCAAATGATCTTGTCGATCATTGGTTACCTCAACTTGGCGAAGCAGAGGTCAAAGTGCTACTTGTTGTCTTTCGGAAGACTTTTGGTTGGAATAAAACTCGCGATCGAATCTCCCTTTCTCAGCTTAAAAAACTCACGGGATTGACCACAACGAACGCTATTAAAGCCGCTCGATCCCTATCCGAAAAAGGGATAATCCAAAGAGAGGTGACCGGAAAAAAGGGAACGCAAGAGACTTATTATGAACTGGTTGTCTTGGAACAATCAAATAATTCTTACCAGTCCTGCAAAGAGACCCCCCCCAGTCCTGCAAAGAGACCCCCCCCAGTCCTGCAAGAGGACTCACAAAACACACTTATACAAAACACACTTAAACAAAAAACAACGACAACCCCTACCCCTTCGCAGTCCAAGTCCGAGCCAGTCGTCGTCGTTTCTTCTTCGAAGAAAGAGAAGAGCACTGAAGAGCAGATCGCGGTAGACGCCATCTCCCTCAAAGAGCAGCTCAATATGCGCATCGCAGCTTATACGCCTAGGAGGGTGAGAGTTGGCAGGGAACTCGTTGAGGAAGAGTGGCCTAAGGAATGGGATATACCCGTACATGTATTTTATACTTTGGTTGAATTATACGGAATGGCTTACGTCTGTGAGCAGTTGACCTACATGTGGAAGCAGCAACGCGCTCACGACACAGGAAAAAGCAAGAACCCCGTCAAGAATCCATCCTCTTATATCGCTTTGGCCTGCAAACACAATTACGCCAACCACAAGCCAGTTAATGATAAGTATAGTGGGGATATACCAACCAACAAGAGATAGCGTAAAGAAGGGGCTTTATAATGCGAAATAAAGGGTGTGGCGAATATCATAATAGATACGTAATAGTCATGGACATGCCCCAATATCTTCTCTCTGAGGGTAATAAATCAGATCATTGGTCCAAGAAACATAGAAGAAATAAAAAAAGAGACCTATGGATGCTTGCCTATTGGAGATATAGTCGCATTGAGGTAACATTCCCCTATACCATCCATCTTACTCGAATAGCCCCGAGACAACTAGATGATGACAACTGGATAGCCACAGCCAAACACTTTCGTGACTGGATAGCAGATAAGTTAATCCCAGGGTTAGCGCCAGGACGAGCAGATGGGGACAAGAGAATCACTTGGAAATACTCGCAAAGGAAGGGGGAGCCTAACGAATTCAGCTTCTATTATGGGATAGTGATCGCGATTGAGGCCGATAAGATTACACTTGCGGAGTAAGATGATGGATGCTCTATATGATTGGTACAACACTCGATGTGTCAAATGTAATTCTACTTTTGAGCTCGAAAGATGGCCTTGGTGTTATTCGGATTTCTTTTGTGTCGAGTGCAATAAAAACAAGTGTAAAGACGGGCATGAGTGGATATCAGCTTAAATACATAATGTCGTCTTCTGGCTTGCTACGTTCAGGCTGTAAATTTTCACCACAAATAGGACAATAATTTATTTCAAATGAAAACCACTCTGCATATTCACTATCGAATATTTCTAAATGTTCACCATTTATTCTAAATTCTTTGTTTTCGCAGTTACACATAAACTTGCCTCTTGTTATCCTTTCTCTGCATTATGCAGCGATATCGATCAGCTGTTTGATGATAAAGGAAATCTGAATGAAATCTAGACAATTTAAGGCTTCCAATCCTTAATACCTTCCAGTTGGCCAGGGTCGCCATTAGCTTCTAAGTATTGCTTGCGTAAGTGTTCTCTGTTTTGCAGCACTATACAATCGGTACAGGTGAAGTATCGATGGGTTTGTGGGATCTCAAAGCGTGGTTTTATCACGATGAATCTATTTCCACAACCTTTGTTACAAGTAACGGAGATTTCTTCCAAGTCTATTCAGCCTTCTTCTTTTGCTGGTCGTCTTTCAATACGCAGCAATCCTTACTATAAAATGCCCCTTCCATGCGGTTGATGCTTGTGCGGAGTTCCTGTACTTCACGCTCAATGCGGTCAAATCTTTGGTCGACTTTGTCAAACCTTTTATTGAAGTGCCACCACATCCCGCTTATTACTGCGGTGAGAATACCTGTCTGTATTCCAAAAATACACATCATCACTTGGGCTAATTTCCATATACTTTCATCCATGACATATATTCCTCTCTAAAATCTCAAGCCTTGATTCCAGCTCCACTATTCTTTTCCTCGCCTCGTTAATCGATGCATACGTGCCTCTTCTAACTTTGTCAAGCGTTTTGCAAGCCGAATCAACCTTGCATTCTACTAAATCAATTTTATCAGGTTTTGCTTCAAATATATCGTATTGGTAATGAACTGGTAAAGCCATAATTGCCTCCGTTTAACCAACGACTATAAAGACATGACTAATAAAAAGCAACGAAGAAAATACTTGACTCATAGTCTAAATAATTTTAAAAGGGGTTTAACCTTAAGGGTAAACGTGCCATGAAATGGTCTCTACAGTCGCGCAAGATTAAAGATCTCAAGGCGCATCCAAAAAACCCCCGCAAGCTCACCAAGGAGCAATATAAGCAATTGGGTGAATCGATTGCTAAATTCGATCTAATAGACAAGCCCATTGTCAACCACGACAATACCATCATAGGCGGACACCAACGCATCGAAGTCCTTAAGAAAAATAAGGTATGTCATGTGGACTGCTGGGTACCAGATGAACCAATACAAGAAAAAGATGTCGAAGAACTCATGTTACGCCTCAACCGCAACCATGGTGAGTTCGACTACGATATACTCGCTAACTCATTCGAAGTACCTGATCTAATCGATTACGGCTTCACCGTCACAGAGATGGACCTATTATTAGAACACGTCGAGACAGAAGAACAAGAACCAACAAAAAAGAAAAAGAAGGAATGCCCTAATTGTGGATACGCAGCTTGACCTATTCCCTAGCTATCAGCCTCGGCCGAAGCAAGAACAGTATCAGAATATCTGTAGCTCTTGCCCACACTGGCTCAAATGTTGCTGGCAACCTGCCTGCATTACCCAAAGAGATGAAGAAGAAGAACTAAAGGAGCCACATGAAAGACCGCAAAAATCTACTTAAAGTCGCCAAACGCGAGAAGACATTCAGCACATTAGCCCGAAAGGAAGGAGCAGGAGCTAAGCAACGCGCTGCCCACAGCTCAGGAGCTAACAAAAAAGACAACCAAATGGAAGCTAGGATCGACATCGCTTTCGCCAATAAACGAAAAAAAATCTCACAAAGAGCAAAAAGGAAAGCAGGAAAATGAAGTGTTCTTACTGTAAGGCGGAAGATAGCAGGTATTGCAATTGCGGCGAATATGTGAGATTCAACGCGATAGAAAAGAAGATCAAGTCGATAGAGGAATTCATGATCGCCCTTGCAATGCGGATAGATAAAATCGAAAGGAAGAAAGAGGAAAGGAATGTTTAAGTGGCTAAAACGAGCATACCAAAGCTTTGTCGAAAGAGAGCTGCTCCATGCCAACCTCGATATAGAGCCGCAGAGACAAGAGATATTTGACCAACAACCACCAGAGTTTTTGCGTTGGGCCTTTGGTGAGCATCACGCTCGTTTGATGTCTATTGAGAAAATGGAGGTATGGAATGAGCTTCACGGTCACCTTCACATATTTAGTGGCGATGACAAGATAGTGCCATCCCTTCAAATCATGCAATCTTATTGGAGACAGGAGAAAAAGATATGAATGACATCATAATGTTACTATCTACTGTAATAGCAGGAGTCACCTTGCTGGCGTTTGTTTTGGTATGTGTCATCAAATCCTTAGAGAAATGATATGCCGGCAGGAAGACCTCCAAAACCCGTTGATTGGGAACTCGTCGATAAGCTTATCGAAAGCCAAAATACGGCCGGAGAAATAGCTGCTCATTTCGATATAAATCCAAGCACATTATACCGACAATTTGTTGATAAATATGGGACAAATTTTGAGAACTACGCACGAACTAAATACAGTAGAGGAAAAAGCTTATTACGCACAAAGCAATTTCAATTGGCATTAAGCGGTAATGTTAGAATGCTTGAAAGACTTGGGGACATATACTTAGATCAAAAAGATAAATCAGAGCAAAAACCAAATATAAGCATCAATATAAATGGCAACCTTGCAAGTGGAATTGGAATTTCAGCCGAGAAACTACCAAGTACCGATAATAACGGCGTTGAATAGTGGAACAAAGCGCGCTGTGTGGGTTGTTCATCGACGCGGGGGAAAAGACGTCACTGCATTCAATTGGTGCATCCTTCAGCTAATACTCAATCCCGGATGGACAGCATTTCATATTCTCCCTACCTATAGTCAAGCCAAGAAAGTTATTTGGGACTCAAGTACCAATGATGGCAAGCGTATTCTAGACTATATCCCCTCTTGCCTCATTGAGTCCAAAAATGGCCATGAGATGAAAATCCGTCTTATTAATGGCTCTCTCTATCAGCTTATTGGCTCAGATAACATTGACAGCCTTGTTGGCTCTAATCCTAAGATAATCATCTTTTCGGAATATGCCATCCAATCTCCTGCGGCTTGGGATTATCTTCGCCCTATCCTAGATGTCAACAAAGGCTATGCTATCTTCATTTCTACACCAAGAGGTAAAAATCACTTCTATGACCTCCTTAACATGGCTAAAGGTCAAAAAGATTGGTTTACAGAGGTACTTCCTATCTCATCGACAGGTGTTCTCAATGATACAGATATTGAAAAGATGCGCAAAGAAGGTGTATCAGAGGAGCACATACAACAAGAATTTTATTGTTCATTTAATCGCGGTGTAGAGGGTTCATACTATGGAAGACTTATTGAGAAAGCACGCAGCGAAGGGCGCATATGCAATGTTCCCTATGACACACGATCACCAGTCCATACAGCATGGGATATTGGCTATGGAGATAGTACCAGTATCGTATTTTGGCAAGAGGTGGGAGGAGAGTTGCGCATCATCGACTTTTATGAAGCCCAAGGAGAAGGAATAGCCCACTATGCCAAAATTTTACAGAATAAACCATATGTATACGGCGTACACTATCTGCCGCATGATGCTGGCTCGGGTTCTATTCAAACGGGACGTACCCTACAAGATGTGGCGTACGAACAAGGCCTCAAGACAACGGTTTTGGAAAGAGAAACAGATATCAGCATTGGAATTGAAGCAGTTCGATCGTTACTCAGCATTAGTTTTTTCGACGAAAGCAAATGCAAGCACCTCATCAAGTGTCTTGAGAACTATCACAAGAAATATAATGACAAAACTCAGTCGTATTCTGAAGCTCCTTTGCATGATTGGAGCTCTCATGCTGCTGATAGTATTCGTTATCTGGCTAATGCACGTACTCAGTTCGGTCGTGGCCCTGGTAGTCTCACGCCTGATAGATTGAATCAGCTCAAATCAAATGCAGGATATGGGCCTAAGATAACACCGAGACTTGGTCCACATGTACCATTCATAGGAAGATAGTGATATAAATAAAGCCAATACTATATAATAAAGTTTTTATGAGGTGGTTTTGTGACGGGTGGAATGTTAGAGCGCAATCAAATAGTGCCAAACGTATATCAGTCATTCTACCAAGATGGAAAGAAAGACATCGTTGCAGAAGCAGACTCAAGATACCAACAAAACCTTTCCGCGTGGCAGTTGTTCTACTGGGAACAGTTGATTGACCGTAAAGTATATTTAGGCGATCAACGTTACCTCAATAACTATACTGGGCTTAATTACGAAAATCAAAAGTTTGTCTTCAATAATAGCATGCCCATTGTAAATATGGTATGCGGAAGACAGCGCCAGCATCGCAAAGCCACTCAAATGCTACCAGTTCATGGCTCTTCTAATCAGACAGCGTCCCAAGCCACCAAGGCCCTTCAGTCAGCTTATCATTTTGATGACACTTATAACACCATTAGCAACTGCTTTAAAGAGGGCGCAGGGATTACAGGCTTATCCTTAATGCATTCATGGATAGATTATCGAAGAGACCCAATATGCGGTGACCTTCGGACTGAGATGTTGTCAGCAGATATGATAATGATGGATGCATTCTGGCGAGAGATGGATCTCAGCGATTGTCAGTTTATCCGTAGCCGCAAATACCTCCATAAGGAACAAGTCAAGAGGCTAATGCCAGAGCGTGCGGCTGATATCGATATGCTCAACGACCAGGCATATTTCGACACAAAGTTTACTTTCATGCCCCAGCAATACAACATTAGGCGTAAAGGTTTTCTTGCTTATGATGAATATTGGTATCTTACCGAAAGGATGGGGACATTCATTGTTGATCCTGACACCTACGAATCGACTGAGGTTGACTTCGATAAAGAAGAAATAGCTCAGCTTAAGTCTCAGTTTCCTCATATCGTCGTAGTGAAAGAGAAAGTTCCTACAGTTCATCTTGCGATTATTGTCAACAATGTATGTTTTTACGATGGTCCCAATCCTCTTGGCATCGACATGTATCCATTTACTCCATTCGTTGGATATCACGATCTTGCCAACAACAATTATAGTTTCAGATACCAAGGAATTATTCGTAATATCCGGGATCCGCAGTATCTTTATTCGTATCGTAAGCAATTAGAGCTCGATCTATTAGCCGCTCAATTCTCTGGAGTAGATGTCGAAGAAGATGCGTTGGTTGACGACCAAGATGCTTTCAAGGTTGGACCTGGTAAGGTGCGCTTCTTTAAAAAAGGGCGCCTTCAATCTCTTGCAGATAAGCCAGGGGCTAACATCAACCCAGCCAACTATCAAGCAACTCAATTTCTTAAAGAGGATATACAATCAAATGCGGGAGTTACCCCAGAACTTTTGGGTCAGGCCGAGGATAGTGATGTCGGAATCACAGAGCAGCTCCGTCAAGGGGCGGCTCTCACCACTCTCCAAGAGTTATTCGACAACCTTGATCTTAGTCAGAGTAATGCGGGCCGTCTCCATTGGGCTCTTATTCAAAAAAACTATACCCTTGGTAAAATCCGACGTATGATAGGCGAAGAGCCAACAAATGAGTTTAGAGATAAATCTTTCCAGAAGTATGACGCCGTTGTCACTAATGCCCCACTCACCGCAACTACGAAGCAGCTGAGTTTTCTACAGAAATTTACCCTCTGGAAAGAAGGTTTACCTATTCCTGTCGAGCAGTTGCTTGAAGATCTCACGATCCAAGACAAAGATAAGCTCATTGAAGCTATCAAACAGAAGCAACAACAACAGCAGCAAATGCAAGAGCAGCACTTCAAGTTACAAATGCAGAATCAAGCTATCGTCAACGAAAGCTTGGAGTCCAAAGCTGAATCTGATCGCAGCCTAGCTCATGAAAGAGAGTCTAAGATCAATTTAGAAAAATACCAAGTGGGTGAGAGCTTAGCCAAGTCACAGGCCGAGCGTGCCCGAGCAGCACTAGATGAAGTCAAAGCAACGAAAGAGCTCGAGACGATGAGTGTTGGCAATTTCGAGAAACTTGTCAGGCTTATCCACGAAATGCAAAATAGCGAGAGAGAACACGAGCTAGCTACACAGCAAGCTCAACAAACCAAAACGTCCAAACCTTAAGGGGGAATTATGGGACACAGTCATAAAAACACATCTATGGGTGGTCGTGAAGGTCATGGCAACTCAGGAGCAGATTATTGTAAGATTAAAGAGAATGTAGATCCAAAGCCACCAGCAGGAGCATCTAATAGCTATGAGCAAGTGCGTAGAAAGATTGATCGTCATGATGACGCATCACTTGCTAAAAGGCCATACACTCGCGAAAAGATGATGAATAAGTAATTTTCACCCGCTTCTAATCCTTTCGGGTCAGCGGAGAGATGAAAGCTCCGCTATTTAACAAGAGGAAAACTATGTCAAGAATTAAGATCATACCAGAGGCTAAAAAGCCCTTTGTTCCAAAGAATGAAAATCTAAGTGATACAAGACCTAGATTTACACCTCCAGGTGGAGAGCCTCCATTGCCTTTACAAGAATCGTATAATCGGCAAGGAACAGATGGGGCTAAAGCTAATAAGAGAAATGTAGGATAACAATATGAGTGATAGAAACAATGGTTGGTAAATGAATATTGCTATCGTCACAAATTTAAAGTGGACAGAAAACTTAAAAAGGACGCTACGTCATGACAATGATACCACCAAAGATCAAGAAACTTCCCAAGCTGCGCAAGATGCAGACAGGATACATCAAGAACCCCAAGGCAAGCTCGAAGCACAGTAGTAGAGATTTGTACGTGGGCGGCAGCAAGATGGTAAGATAATGAATGAAAAAAATATTGATTATTTCCATGTGTCATTGTTAGCAATGAAGGCAATGGATTTTATCCAGTTCGGTCTTAAGAGAGAGTTTCTAGATGAGGATATGATTTTAGCAGACGAATGGGCGATAAACGAGTTTAAGCGAGCTCCTAATGAATGGAAAAAAATAGCCTTAATCCTAGAAAACTTACCACAGGGTTCATTTAATGGATGATAATAAAACTTTAAAAGAATTGGTTTTAATTGGAAGAAATTTACCCGATTCAGAAGCAAACTTGAGAAGTGTTTTGGTATTATTGTTGCATGAATTATTTCCGGAAAGAATATCAGATGTGATAAAGGAATTGGATGGTAAAGAATAGCGATAAAACCTACGGCCAGCTAATGCTTGAGGCCCGCGCCTTAACAGATAGGCAAGAGGTTGGTGAGACTTCAGAAGCGCTTATGGGTCAGTTTCAGCGCATCATAGAAGATGCAGTACAAAAGAACTATGAGAAAGGCATCACAGGTAAATACTATATCCACATATGGCTTCAGAAAGAACCTTATGCCCAAAACACCTTACATATTTACCCGCAGTGTCGTCGTACTAGACCAAGTCCATATCAAGGCGATGACCATTATCTTTGGTCTGTCGAGGACGGAGGCAAAGTTACTTTTGAATGGTGTATACCAAAGAAAGAGGTGCTTACGTACATCCTCGCGAATCCTAATGAATTTGACGCGAACTATGTGAACATGCTTCGTCGGTATTGCCAGGACAAGATAGAGAAGCTTGATGACTATCTTGTTGACGGAAAGATTAAATAATCTCCGGATGCATGATTCGAACATGCGACCAATGGATTAACAGTCCACTGCTCTACCACTGAGCTAATCCGGAATATGACATGTTTTTATTTCTTCTGTTAATAGGATTAACCTAGATAAAAATCACACTTCGAAAAAGGTGACAGGTATTTTTTATAGAAGGTTAATAAATTTAATCTGTTAAATGGCAAACATACACAATTCTTTATATCATCAAAATCGGTTATCTCTCCATAACATATTAAATGAAACTCCTTCTCTGTTTTGCAACACAAAACATCATAAACATATATATAAAATGTTCCTTCTGAATATTCGTCTTTTTTATCTTCGTCTTCAGTCCATACCCCTATAGATGCCCAAAGTCTCACATATTCAGATTGTGAGGCTCTTTTTAAAAAGATGTCTACCGATTCTTCTTCTTTCCATATGAAAAAACAAAAATTATCACTATTTAAAACGGGAATAGCAATCTGTTCGTCTTGTATAATTACAGAAGGAATCACTTCTTATTCCTCTCCTCAATAGCGCACAAGCGCCCATGAAAGTCTTTCATTTCTTGTCTAATGCCATCGCTAAAAACCTTTATTTCATCTCGTATAGAACTTAAGGTTTTGTCTGTTTTGTTATCCAAATGACAATGAAGAACGATTACAGTTGTTAGATTTGTGGCAACCACCATCAATACGGTTAATACTTCTGTCCAGTCCATAAACATCTCCTTTTCGATCAAATATGCCTTATTTTCAGTATATAAGGAAAGTACATTTTCTTCATACTTGACTTAAAGTCTAAATTTTAATATGTCATAAGCAAGAGTCATTACGATTCTTTCTCGGCGCAAAAGAGATCTCGCCAATCTCAAAGGAAACACATGAGTTTAACAGAACAGACCCAAACACCTGAAATGGTCGCCCAGGCTGAAGAAACCCATGAAAAGAAGTCTCCGCAAGAGAGTTTTGCGGAACTTCGAAAGGCCAAAGAAGACCTAGAGAGGCAACTATGGCAAGCAAAAAAAGAGCGCGAAATTGAGCAACAAATGCTGTTGCAACAGCACGCGAAAGCTCAGCCCGCGCAGGAAGATGATTTCGATTACAAACAGCTAGAGCAAGAAGAATTCCCTGACGGGAAGAAACTTGTTAAAGCTTTTGGTGCGATAAACAAGAAAATGTCGGACTACGAGCAGAAGCTGGTTGATAAGGAAGTTAAAATCCAGTCTTTAGAGTTTGTTGTAGATAACCCTGACTTTAAACAGGTCGTCACGGCTGAAAATATTGAAAAATATATTAAAAACGACGAAGACAATCGCGAAGCTGTAGAGAAATCGTCGAATCCTTTGAGAAAGGTTTATAATCTTATCAAGAAAAGCGCCGCCTATCAAGCTGATATTTCAGCTAGTGCCGCGAAAAGTAAATCATCTTCTCAAGAGCAACAAAGAGTCGATGAAAAGGAACAGAAGCCAAAGACTGGAAGCTTAGGAGTCAGATCCGAAGCGGTAACAGTTGCGGCTAAACTATCCAATTCAAAGATGACTAAAGAGCAGAAATCAGCTCTTTGGAAAGAAACGATGACCGCAGCCCGTCGATGACCTTCGTCTTAACATGAGGTTAAGACAATGTCAGGCCCGACAACAACCAATATTCTGCCACCTGCTGTACAACAGCAATTGAGCATGAAACTATTGGCTCGTCCTATGCCAGACTTGATTCATACTACGATGGGTAAACAATAGGGATTGCTCATCTAAAATTTGACTATATGCTGGAAACTCCTAAAGCTTTCTGGTACACTGATTTGTTGTGCATATTATCAGTGTGAAAATCCAGGAGATATTACAATGGACTATCAGCAGGAAAGGCTCGATTTAGATAAGGCATGGTTTGCAGGAGTTTTTGAAGGAGAAGGATCATTTTCCTTAAGTGTTAATCGACGAATTGAAAGAGGAAAGGATAAAATTAGATTTTTTCCTTTTTGTTGTTTAACAAATTCCGATGTGACCATGATTAATGAGATTGAAAGAATTCTTATGTTACACGAAATCAAATATTATAAAGCATTTCGGGGAAAAAGACATGAGCATTATAAAAATCTTTGGCATATCCAAATAGGTGGAATGACTCGATGTATTGAATTTATCACTTGGATTTTACCTTTCATTAGAGGTGAAAAAAAACTTAAAGCCGAAAAACTTTTAAATTTATGCAAAATTAGAATGGCAAAAATGACAAAGTTTTGGGGAGTTCCATATAGTGATGATGATATACAATTGATAAATGAAATCAGAGGAATGCAAAAATCGGGAATCCTCAACGACTTTACGTCAAACACTGAAAAGTGAAGATAAAGTCTGAACATACGTGAGAGCGTATGAGGAGGGAATAACAAGACCTCCCGCCAGTATAACCATGAATTTC